CAGTTGTGGTCGAAAGAAGCAATTGAAGCGGTGATGCTGAATCCCGAGTTCAAAGACGGGAAATTCATTGGCATTCCGGTAAAAGTCATCGGAGAAAATAATCAGTATCCGGAAGACGACTTTATCTTGGTAACGAGGTCGTAACGTCCGACGCCGCTGACGCTGTTATTTCGCCACAATACGTATTTTTTTGCGTCAGCTCGCTTAGGGTATGCAGCAAGGTCGGCCATTGAGTCGGGCTTTTTTATGGCCTGTTTACATGCAATATTGCTCTCTCATGCATACGAAGGGATGAGTGATATGCCGGGTCAAATAGTGAAGCTTGAAGGTGATGCTCTTGGTTATCACCTCAAAGAAGGTAAGGGGTGGCACGAGGGGTACGTGGTCATTCTTAATCTAGCAATGCTCCATAGAATTTTTGCTACTCGAAAAGAGGCTCAAGAATTTGCAGACTCCATACCTGCTGGGTGGGAGCCTGAATGGAAGATATCTACCGAAGAAATACCGAAGTAACTCATGGTCAAGAGCCCAGCGTAACCGCTGGGCTTTTTTTATGCCTACGATTCGTATAGCCACAGTCAGGGTGGGCCTTCTGGCGGAGCCTGGACGCGGTATAGCCGGTAGTCACGCGTTACGAAAGAACACCGGCAGTCAGTGTGCCCTCGCTCCATCACACGGGGCGGTGCTGGCGGGCAGCGTGGGAAGACACGCATTTCATGCAGATGAGCAAAGCCCGGCCTTACGGCGCAGGGGAAACAGTCAGAGCGAGGACTGGAGGGAAACGTCGCTACCGCAGCCTGAAAGGGCTGCCATCTGCACCCATTCTAAGGCTCGCCAGATCAGCGGGCCTTTTTCGTTTCTGGAGCAGCGCAATGACCGATAAAGCGAAGAATGACGCACAGCCAGCAATTGACGCCATTGTGCTTGGTGACGCGGAACTGCTGGCCCGCGCCCTGCAAAGGCTGTCCACGACCTTGCCTGACGTGTTCATCCGCGTAACCGGCCAGTTGATCGACTCTAATCAGCGAGAATATGTGGGCGTCATGTGTATCGGGATCGGTTATGTCAGCGATTTTTATCACGCTGATGGCAAGGTATTCGGCGCCGTATACACCGATAGCAACTTCCTCACCCGCAAGGCTGGACCAGCGGGCGTGGGTATTGATCATAAGGCGGTAAAGAGCATCGCCCTCAAGGCTCGTGCCGAGTACGACGAGACGGTCCTGAAGAAGGTGCTGCAGTTGAAGGACGCTCTGGACGAACTGGACCGTCTGCTGGTCGGCCACTCGTTCGCTGACAGCAAGCTGACCAGCTTGGCGCATGTCGACCTGTTCAAGGGTCATGCGCTGCTGTTGGCTGCGCTGAATCCAGCAACTCGCTAATCAATTCCACCACTCCCAATCGGGAGGACATTCGGATGCCTCAAATGCCCGACAAGCCAGACACCTGGGCCAAGCTCTGGATAGCCCTCTCGAACCCGCTATGGCAGGGCGCAATCATGGCCATCATCGTCTCTCTACTGCGAGTTCTCTACGACGCAAAAGAAACCAGCAAGCGCCGGATTTTCTTTGAAGCGCTGATCTGCGGTGCGTTGAGCTTGGTGGCCTCAAGCCTGATTGAGTGGATGGCCTGGCCGCCCAGCCTGTCAGTGGCTGCCGGTGGAACCATCGGCTTTCTTGGCGTTACCGCCATACGCGAACTGGTGACACGGTTCATTGGCCGCAAGGTGGATTCCGTATGAAGGCTATCGCCGCTGCAATCATCATTGGGCTCGTTGGCCTGCTGCTCGTTGGCATCCAGCAGTACCGCGTTGTCGCCCTCAGTGGTGCCATGCAACTGGAGACCAAGAGCAAGAACGAAGCCATCGCAGCCAGTAAAGAAAGCGAGGCCACCATCACCACGCTACGGGCAGAAGCCAAGCGTAATGCCGACTACCAGGCTGATCTGAGCAAGCGGCTCAAGGCCAGTGAAGGCAAAGCCAAACAGGCGAGGAAAGAATTTGAAGACCTCAAGCGGAACAACAAGCCCGTTCGTGATTGGGCTTCTCAGCCTCTGCCTGACGGCCTGCGTGGGAAGCCCGCAACCGGTCCTGGTAAAGACAACGGCAGTAAGGCTAGAACCCCCTGAGCTGATCCCCTGTGAGCGCATCAATGCTGATGAGGCCGATCTGCGGCTGAATGGCGATGTGTGGGAGCTGAAAGACCAGGCCATCAAACTGCTAGATACGTGCGCTGACCAAGTCGACGCACAGATCATGCGCAGCCAGAGCAAATAGGTGATGAAGATGGATGATGCAAAAACGCTGAGAGTGGCCACGATAGCTCCTGGCCCCCAATCGGACCCGAACAGCCCGCACCTTACCCGTGGCACCAAGGTCATTCTGTCTGATGGCAGTGAGCTGGGTGGCGTAACCGGGATCAGCCTGCGTGCCGATCCTGACGGTCTGTGGAAGGCGATCATTGAGGTGTGGCCGCACGAAGTGCCCAGCATCATGGTAGAGGTCACAGCGCTGGCTGACGAGCATCGCCAATACGCGCCTGGCAGTCGCCTGGTTACAGAAGGCTGTGCCAATGTCCCGTCGGGCGGAACGTCCCTACTTACCAGCGGCGAACGGGTCATACCTCATGGCGTGTAGTGGCTGCGAAGCCAGGCGCGAATGGATCAAGAAGTGGAGCAAGGTGGCGTATGAACGAGCACAGCAACTTTTTGCTAAGCCAGATCCTGTCCGAGCAGGTGAAGCAGACCAGACTGCTGGAGCAGATGGTGGGACACCAGAGCAGGATGCTCCAGTTGCTGGAGGGAAGCGACCCGCAGGCAGTAGAAGGGCAAAGCGAAGCCAAGCCGGTACCGACGTACCTTGATGGTTCGCCATGCCTGTAAAGCCGCAGCGCCACAAACCTGCAACACCTGACACACCGCAACATCTACCCGCAGAGGCGCAGCGTGGTACAGCCAGCCAGCGGGGTTACAACTCAAGGTGGCAGAAGGCACGCAAGGGCTACTTCGCTCGGCACCCTCTGTGCGTTCACTGTGAGCGAGTAGGGCGCGTGACGGTAGCTACTGACCTTGACCATATAATCCCTCACCGTGGTGATCAGACGCTGTTCTGGGCGCGCACCAACTGGCAAGGCTTGTGCCACTCATGTCACTCCGCAAAGACAGCGACCGAGGACGGCGGGTTTGGCAACCGACGGCTGCCCCAAGGCAGATGAGAACGCCTATCAGCATCGATGGTGCGGTGCTTGGTCATTCGTTCAAGTAAATGAGATTCATTATCGTTTGTGCGAGGTTTAGGAGTGGTTTGCACCTATTTGGTGCGTCCGGTAGGGGGCGGGTCAAAAGTCCAGAGGGCGACCCCTCTCAGACCGCGCCCGAGGCTTTTTTTCGCGCAGTCAAAATTAGGATTTGAAAATAGAAGGTTGACTTTATGACCAGAGGACGGAAGCCGACGGCTCCGCACCTCAAGGTTCTGGCCGGTACTACTCGCCCGGATCGCGAGGAAACAGGCGCGCCAGAGTTCGACCTGATCGAGGATTTTCCCGAGCCGCCGCAACACCTGAACATGGATGGCGCTGAAATGTGGCGCAACCTCGGGCGACAGTTGGTGAGCGCCAAGGTGCTGCAAGTTGTCGACCTCTATTCGCTTGAACAGCTTTGCCATGCCTGGCAGTGCTTCAGGAAAAAAGCGAAGGCAGACATGGAGGCGACGGCCGCAGAGACCACGGCACTTAAAGCCCTGTTCTCCGAATTCGGGATGACGCCAGCCAGCAGAAGGAAAGTTTCTGCTGGCTCTGCTGAAAACAAGGGCAACGCCTTCGCCGGGAACGGCCGCAAGCAGGGGACAAAATAACCGCATCACTTGGTCATCGGAGTAGGAATGCGTGATTTTGTAAAGATCGCGACCGACTACGCCAAGGCTGCGGTTGCTGACAAGAAGCGTAAGAGGCATGGAAAGCTCATCCGGCAAGCCGCGCAACGGTTTTTGGATGACCTAAAACGAGCAAAAAAAAAGGACTGCCCGTTTCTGTTTGACCCCTGGCACGCCAACGATCCTTGTGACTTCATCGAAAAACTGCATCACGTCGAAGGTAAGTGGGAAACCCCGACCATCGTCATGCACGCATCGCACATTTTCTTTGTGGTGCAACTCTTCGGATTTCGTAAGCGCGCGCCGGTGTATACCGCTGGCTGGTCCGACGATGGGATGTTTCACCCGCGCCGGTTCACATCCGCACTGTTTGCGGTGGCGCGTAAGAACGCAAAGAGCACATTGTCTTCGGCAATCCTTCTGTACTGCGAGTGCTGCGAGCCGGAAGAGGGTGCCCAGATCGTCAGTGCGGCGACGACATTCGGCCAGGCGGCAATCATCTTCAACGCCGCCAAGCGGATGACGGAAAAGAACGCTGATCTTCGTCAGTATTTTGGCCTTGAGGTATGGGCCAAATCGATCAGCCGTGTGGAAACGGGTGCCAGCTTTAAGCCGATTCACGCGAAAGCATCTACGCAGGACGGGCTCAACCCATCGCACGTAGGCCTGGACGAGATCCACGCACACAAGACTGCCGACCTTTTGAACGTCTTGCAGTCCGCTGCCGGTGCGCGCGGTAACCCGCTGTGGTTGTTCACGACCACCGAGGGTTACACGAATCCCGGCCCCTGGGCTGAAATCAGGATGTTCGCAAAGAAGCTGTTGGCCGGGTTATTCGGTCACACCGCCGATCACTACCTGGTGGTGTTCTACGCGGTGGATGATGAGGACAAGAGTCTCGGCATAAAGGCTGACGACGAGTTCGACGAGTCGTGCTGGATCAAAGCCAACCCGTTGATGGATGTAAACCCGCACCTGATGGCTGCCATCCGAAAGGAGGCAGTCGAAGCGAAACAGATGCCGTCGAAGATGGCCGAGTTTCGCATCAAGCGGCTGAACCGACCTGCATCCACTGCTGATGGCTGGATCGACCTGAACAAATGGCAGGCATGTGGCGGTGAAGTTGATCTTTATTGGTTGTCGGAGTTTCCCTGCTGGGGCGGCCTTGACCTCGCTTCTACCACTGACCTGACATCGTTCCGGCTCATCTGGAACGTTGATGGCGTTATCTATACCTACGGCTGGCGCTGGGCTCCGGAAAGCGCCGTGGCGTTCAGAACCGAACGCGGCACTGTTCCTTATGCTTCATGGGTTGAGTCAGGCCTATTGAAGCAAACGGAAGGTGATGTAACCGACTATGCGGTGATTGAAGCTGACGTAAAGGAAGCATGCGAGCGGTTCAACGTCCAGGCCATAGGCTACGACAAGTGGAACGCCAGCGATTTGGTGAACCGATTGGTGGCTGCCGAGCTGCCCATGATCGAGTTCATCCAAGGCCCGAAGTCCTATCACCCGGCAATGCAGATGTTGGAGCGGGCCTATATCGCGGGCAACTTGGCCCACGGTGGCGACATGCTGCTGAACTGGTGCGCATCGAACCTTATCGCCAGACGAGACGACAACCTGAACATGGCACCGGACAAGAAGCGTTCGGCTGACAAGATCGATGACATGGCAGCATTACTAATGGCGATTGGTGTATCTGGCGCGACGCCGGACGACATGAATATCGATGACTTCCTATCCAGACCAATGAGCATGTAATGGCAGATACCGACTACAGCATCGACTTGCGCACCCGTAGCCCGTTCTGGGCGCGCATGGCGAGCTACTTCGTGGGTGGCCGCCTGGTGTCGCCTGAGAGTGGATCGCAGACCGGCCCTGTTTCTGCGTCTGGGATGGTGGGTGATTCGGTCGTTAATGACGAACGAGCTCTGCAAATTGCCACGGTTTTCGCCTGTGTAAGGCTGATTTCAACCGTAACTGCTGGGCTGCCGCTCGACGTATTCGAAACCAAAAATGGTGATCGCAGCAAGGTCGGTATTGATAACCCCCTTGCACGCCTCTTGCGCTACAGCCCGAACCAATACATGACGGCAGTAGAGTTCCGCGAAGCGATGACTATGCAGCTCTGCTACTACGGAAACTCCTATGCACTCATTGAGCGGAACAGCGTGGGGGACGTGATCAGCTTGATGCCGCTCATGTCTGTGAACATGGATGTGCTCATGGAAGGCAAGCGAGTCGTCTATCGATACCGCCGGGACCGCGAATACGCGGACTTCAAACAGTCTGAAATATTTCACCTGAAAGGGTTTGGTTTCAACGGACTGGTAGGGCTTTCACCCATCGCATTTGCCGCCAAAACGGCCAGCGTCGCGGTCGCAATGGAAGATCAGCAGCGCGATTTCTACGCGAACGGTGCGAAGTCTCCTCAGATTCTTTTTACCGGCGACAAGACGCTTAGCAAGGTCCAGCGCGATCAGCTGGACCAGAACTTTAAAGAGATATCCGGCGGGCCTGTCAAAAAGCGTCTCTGGATACTTGAGGCAGGATTCACCACACAAGCTATCGGGGTCAGTCCTCAAGACGCTGAAACAATGGCTGCGCGTAAATTCCAGGTCAGCGAGCTGGCTCGCTTTTTCGGTGTTCCGCCTCATTTGGTGGGGGACGTTGAGAAGTCCACAAGCTGGGGTTCAGGAATCGAGCAGCAGAACCTCGGTTTTCTGCAATACACCCTTTCGCCGTACATCAATCGCTGGGAGTACGGGATAGAGCGCTGGATAGTTAAGCCTACCGACCTCGGGCGCTTCCATGCTGAACACAATCTCGACGGCCTGCTGCGCGGCGACTCGGCGGCACGTGCTTCGTACATGGGCACGATGGCCGACAAGGGCTTGCGCACCATCAACGAACTCAGACGCTTGGACAATGAGCCGCCTCTACCTGGCGGTGATGTGGCTACCCGGCAATCACAAAATGTCCCGCTTACTCAATTAGGCCAAACGAACCCCGCACCCAGCGGGGTTTAGTTTTTCTGGAGGCTGAAATGTCAACTATTTGCAAAACCCTGGCTTTCGATCAGGCCGCCATCAAGTTCGCGAGTGGCGGTGCTCAGGGCGTTTTCGAGGGGTATGCCAGCGTATTCAACGTGGTGGACGGCGACGGCGACATTATTTTGCCGGGCGCGTTTGCCCAGGCCCTCAAAACACAGACGCGGTCTGTGGCCATGTTCTTTAACCACCGGCGCAATGAAATCCCGGTGGGCAAATGGCTGGATCTGGTCGAGGACAGTGTCGGGCTTCATGTGCGTGGCGAGCTGACCCCTGGAAACCCCCAGTCTGAGGCGCTTAAAGCGGCAATGATCCACGGGACAGTCGGCGGCATGTCGGTGGGGTTCAGTGCGGCTAAGGCTGATGTAGGCCAGATCGCCACCGGCTACTCATTCAAAAATGCCACACGGTTGAATGAAATCAGTATCTGCACCTTCCCTGCAAACGAGCAGGCGACGGTTTCCACGCTCAAGAGCATGGACGGCATCGAAAGTATCCGTGACGCGGAGACCTGGCTGAGAGATTCAGCCGGCCTTTCCAAGTCCGAAGCGCAGGCGTTGATCGCCCGCATAAAGTCCGCAGTTCGGAGCGATTCCGAAGGTGGCGAAATTACCGCGATCCTGGATCGCATCAAGTCCTTCCCATCTGTAGGAAAGTAAACCATGTCCGAATTGGCCCAAATTCAAAAGGCTATCGAAACCGCGCAGGCGAACATGACCGAATTGTTCGAAGCGCAGAAAAAAGAGATCTCCAGCACTGGCGAGATCAGCAAGAAGCTGCAGGGTGATCTGCAAACCGTTCAGGAAGAGCTGAAAACGGCAGGCACCCGCCTGTTTGATCTGGAATCCAAACTCGCTGGGGGCCAGTTGGATAACCCGGAGCAAAAAAAGAGCTTTGCGGAGCGGGCGGCCGAAGACATCAAGAAAGGCTGGAACGGCTCCACTTCCGGCAAGGTTGATGTTAAGAGCTTCAGCAAGGCGCTGGGCAGTGGTGATGCCTCCGCTGGTGCATTGGTACAGGCGCAGCGTAACCCAGGCATTTTGATGCCCGGTATGCGCCGCCTGACCATCCGCGACCTGCTCGCGCAGGGCCGTACCACCTCGAACGCAATCGAGTATGTGCGCGAGAACGTGTTCACCAATGGTGCTGCACCTGTAGCCGAAGGGGCGCTGAAGCCTGAAACCCAGCTTACCTTCACCAAGGAAACGGCGAACGTCAAAACGATTGCCCACTGGATACAGGCCGCGCGCCAGATCATGGATGACGCGCCGATGCTTGAGTCCTATGTGAACGGTCGCTTGCTGTTCGGCCTGGACTTGGTCGAAGAAGGTCAGTTGCTCAACGGTGACGGCACGGGTGACAACCTTTTGGGGTTGAATAAGGTTGCCAGCGCTTACGACACGGCTCTGAATGCGACCGGCGATGCTCGCGCGGACCAGATTGCGCATGCAATCTTCCAGACCAGCGAATCTGAATTCGAAGCGTCTGGTTTGATTCTCAATCCGCGTGACTGGCACTCGATTGCGCTGCTTAAAGACGCTGACGGTCGCTACATCTTCGGCGGCCCGGCTGCGTTCGCGGCGAAGGTCATGTGGGGGCTGCCGGTCGTGGCTACCAAAGCCCAGGCGCAAGGAACCTTCACTGTTGGTGGCTTCGACTTGGCCTCGCAGATCTGGGATCGCATGGACGCAACCATCGAAGTCAGCAATCAGGACCGCGACAACTTCGTCAAAAACATGCTGACCATCCTGTGTGAAGAGCGCCTGGCGGTCACGCACTACCGTCCGACTGCGATCATCAAGGGCTCTTTCACCACAGCGCCTAACTAAAGGAGCGGGGCGGGTAACCGCCCCGGTTTTACCATGAAGACAATTCGTGCGTTACGACAGTTCTCGCACTACCACGCCGGGCACTTTGACCAGCACGAGAGCCGCCCAGTTGCGGATGACATCGCCGAAGCACTGGTCGATATGGACTTGGCTGTCTATGTCGAAGATGAGGTGGAGGCCAAGGCGAAGCCCGATGTCGATCTGAAAAAGAAGGTCGATAAAAAATGACCGTATCCGTTGCCGACTTGCTCACCATCGAATTGATGCGCAAGCATCTTCGCGTCGATCAGGGGGATGATGACGACCTAATCATGCTCTACGCCGAGTCGGCACTGGAATGGGCTCTGTGGTACTGCGACAACCCACAACTGGCGGTGCCAGCTGATTTCAAGGCGTCGTTCAAAGCGGCACTTTTGCTGCTGATCGGGCATTCCTACAACAGCAGGGAGGCGGTAACCGTGGGAACCATCGCTGAAGAACTGCCGCTTGCCGTGGAAACCTTGCTCTGGTCTTCGCGAAATCTTCAGGATGAAAAAGACCTGCGGGTGATCCCTTGAGAGCCGGAGACCTGCGGCATCGAGTAACCCTGCAAAAGCAGGTAACGGCTCAGGATCAGCAAACCGGTGCGATGCTCCCACCCACCTGGGTGGAATTTGCCACGGTATGGGCCAGTGTCGAGGCTTTGAGCGCTCGCGATCTTATCGCCGCTCAGGGCGTTCAGTCCGAAGTTGTTGCAAGGATAGTGATTCGATACCGACCTGGGGTAGACGCCACAATGAGGGCGCTGCACCGAGGCCGTATTTACAACATTCATGGGGCGCTTCCAGACGCTAAATCCGGTCTCGAATACCTCACGCTGCCTGTAAGTGAGGGCCTGAACAATGGCTGATCGTGTTCAATACAAACTGACGGGCGCTGATGCCCTGTCGGCAAAATTTCGGGGATTGTCTGTGAGCATGCGTACTCGCGTTGCTCTCCCAGCCGCCAGGGATGCAATGGACATCGTTTTGCGAGATGCGAAGGATCGCGCGAGCCAGATCGATGACCCAGCCACTGCTAACGACATATCGGCAAACCTGGCCCTGATCGAGCGGAAAACCGCTGGCGAAGAGCTCGGCGCGGTGGTCGTTTCTGTAGGCGTCAAGCGCAGCACCAAAGGGCGACTAGGCGGCAACACCTATTATTGGTGGTGGGTTGAGCTAGGAACCGAAAACGCAAGAGCGCATCCGTTCGTTCGTCCAGCACTTGAGAACAACCGTGAGGCCGTTTTCAGCGAATTCCTTAGCTCAGCAAAATACCAGCTTCTTAAATTGGGGCTGACCTGATGTACGCCCCTATATTCGCGGTGTGCGCCGCAGATCCCGGCGTCAGGGATGTCCTCGGGATCAATCCTACAAGGCTTTACCCTTTCGGCACTGCCCCTAAAGATGTGGCGAAGCCGTATGCAGTATGGCAGTTGATCGCCGGTGGACCTTTAAACCGGCTGTCCGGGCGGGCGGATATTGATTCGCACCGAGTTCAAATTGATGTTTACGGTGAAACAGCGGATTCGTCCAGGCAGGCAGCCGACGCAATCAGATTTGCGATTGAGCTTCATTGCAACATCAGCAGCTTCAACGGTGAGTCGCAAGACTCCCAAACTCTCAACTACCGAAGCAGCTTTGATGTTGCCTGGCTCGTCGAGCGATAGACCGAACCCACCAAATAGCCCGCCTTGAGCGGGTTTTTTATGCCCGCATGAAAGACTTCAAGCGAAGTCGAGGAGCTTAGATTGTCCATTAAAACCCAAGGCACTGACCTTTACGCAATCGACCCGCTGCTGGGTACGCTGATCTTCGTCAGTTGCGTGACGTCGATTGATGGTATCGACTCTGCCATCGATCAAATCGAAACCACCTGTCTCAATGACCAGGCCCGGGAATACGAATCAGGTCTCGCCACTCCTGGTACTGCGACGTTCGGTATCAACACCGATCCGAGCGACCCGGTACACGTCCGCATGCACCAGTTGAAAACCCAAGGTCTCAAGCTTGACTGGGTGATCGGCTGGTCTGATGGCCGTGTCAACGGCGCAGGAATCCCGCCAACCGTGGAAAAGGTCGGCAATGTGTCGAGCTTCGACCTGCCGCCAACCCGAACCTGGCTGACCTTTCGCGGGCATATGAGCAGCTATCCGTTCTCGTTCGCGCAGAACGATGTGGTCAAGTCCAGCATCGGCGTGCAGATTTCCGGTGAGCCAGTGCTAATTGCGAAGGTGCCAGCGCAATGATTCTGAGCATCGAGAGCCTCAAAGCGGCCGGCTCGTTTGTTGGCCAGCCGGTGAAGCAGGAAATCGTCTGGCACTCTGGCGGGCAAGAGCACAAGGGTGAGGTGTTTGTCCGGATGGCCTCTTACGAAACCGTCACCAGGGAATGGAAGGACCAGAACAGCAAACACGACATGATTGCGTCGCGCATCGCGAACTTCATCTGCGACGAGCATGGGCAACCCATCTTCACTGTCGAGGACGTTCTCGGCAGCGCCGAAGAGGGTCGCGGCCAGCTCAGCGCTGAACTGACCATCGCGCTATTTGCCGCAATCGGCAACGTGAACAAGCCACGAGCCCCGGAAGAAAAAAAGCCGTTGACGAGTTCTGGCACCGGCTCGTCCTCGCAGGCATTGGTGGCAAAACAATCGCGGAAGCCAAGGCAAACCTGAGTTACACCGAGGCGCTCGACTGGATGGGCTTTGAGCAAAATAACGGCTCGCTGGACATTGGCGAGCGCCTCGACCACGGGTTCGCGCTGGTTTCAATGATGGTCAACTGGTCGGCTGGCGGCAAGGCCAAGTACGCAGACTTCCTGCCGAAGCACGCCCAGGCCGAAGATGAGCAGATAGAAGATGATCCGCAAGCTGCGCTCCAACTTCTGACCAAGATGTTCAAGGCCGGGCAGCCTGCATGAAGCTGTGATGGCCCTCCGATGAATGTTAGATTGCGCTCATTCAAATGGAGGCAGCAATGGAACCGATCTGGGGAACAATCTTTTTTGTCGGGCTCTGCCTGATATCTGCGGTTATTGCAGTGAAGAGGGGCAACAGCGCGATTCTTCATTTTGGTATCACCGCTCTTTTGGGCGTCGGCGTTATGCTGGCGGTGTCACGGTATTATTACGGTGATCAAGTATCACCGGAGTCCAGTGCATTCATCGGTGTTTTTTTAGGGATTTTAATCGCAGTGGTCCGTCGCAGCGATGCACAAAAAGCAGCTCTGAATGGGTCATCTAAGAGTCACAAGAAGTGTCAAGAATGTGCCGAGGTGGTGAAAAAGGACGCTGTACTTTGTAAGCACTGCGGTGCCAACCTAAGCCCCGTAACTGATTAAACACACCTACGTGAAGCCGCCTCCGGGCGGTTTTTTTATGCCTGGAGAAAAGTATGGCAGTTGATAGCCTCGGCCAACTAACCGTCGATTTGATCGCAAATACAGGTGGCTTTGAGGCTGGTATGGACCGGGCGCAGCGCTCGCTAAAGTCCACAACCAAAGAGGCCGCATACCAAGGCAATCAGCTGGATTCACTGCTTGGGAAGATTGACCCAATCGTCGGAGCTTACGGGCGACTCGACAAGATGGAAGAGCAGCTGCGCGCCCATCGTAAAGCGAACAGGCTGGACGAGACTGATTTCACAGACTATCTGAACAAACTGAACGCACAGCGCGATGCTCTTAGCCGAACAGATGATGTTGTGCGAAAGACCGGCGTAACCGCCGCGCAGACCACAGCTGCGTTTCGTCAGTTGCCCGCTCAGATAACGGATATTTTTACCAGCCTTGCCGGCGGACAGAACCCTTTGATGGTCCTGATTCAGCAGGGTGGCCAAATCAAGGACGCTTTCGGCGGTGTAGGGCCAACGCTTGACGCGTTTGGCGCGAAGATCAAATCAGCTTTCACAGGCGCAGCACCTATTGGTGTGGAGGCTGTGGGCGCTGCGCTGGGTGGCATTGCCGTGAACGGGAAGGCTGCTGCAGAAGGCGCTGACGCGGCGGGGGCTAGCCTGGGCGGGATGGCTGAGGGCGCAAACACTGCCGCCGATGCAGCAAAGAACGCCAAGGAGGCGGCATCAGCGCTTGGCGCGGCAGGCGTACCGGTATCCGGTGGTATGGGACTAGTCCTCGGGGCTTCCGTAGCCGCAGCGGCGGCCGTCGCTGCGCTGGCCTATGCGTACAAGCTGGCCAGCGATGAGACGACCGGTTACCAGACCGCTCTAATCATGACCGGCAACACAGCAGGTACGTCGGCACAGCAACTTAGCTCAATCGCTCAAGCTGTTTCAGAGGTAAACGGCACAGTTCACGAAGCCTCGGCGACCCTGTCCCTTCTCGCAGGCTCCACAAAAATCCCTGTTTCTGCCTTTGAAATGATCGCAAAGTCGGCAGCAAACATGGAGGACGCCACAGATAAAGCCACAAAGGACACGGTCGCTGATTTCGAGAAGCTCGCAAAAGACCCACTGAAAAACTCTGTAGCGCTCACACAATCACTCAACTACCTGACAGCTGGCACGTATGAGCAAATCGCCGCTCTTGAAAAGCAGGGAGATACGCAGGGAGCCGCGACAGTTGCCTTTAAGGCTTATTCCGAAGCCATTGACGAGCGAAGCGCGAAGATAAAAGCAAACCTCGGCACGCTAGAGGGTGCCTGGAAAGACGTGATGGACGCGGCCAAAGGCGCAGGCGATGCGATGATCGAGGCGTTTCGCGACCCGAGCATTGACAAGCAAATCGCCGAGACTAAGAAGCTGCTGGAGGGCCGCAAGACGGGCTTTCTCTCGGGGTTGTTTGACGAAAATGATTCTTCGACTCGCTTCCTTGAAGACAAGCTCAAGCTGCTGATAAAGGCTCGTGACGCCTCCGCGGAGCAGTCCAAGGAGGAAGGCCGCCAAGCGCAGATCCGCGCGAAAGGCAACGAGGCCTTTGCCCAGTTCCAGAAGGATCAGGAAGCAAACTGGTCGAAAACCAAAAAGATGAACGAGGCGCTTGAAAAAGCGCAGCAACGAATTACGGCGGCCCGCGAGGGTGGACACAAGATTACCGCCGAAGAGGAAGAGGCGACCTACAAAGCGATCCGGGACAACTCGGCTTACAAGGAGGCTGATCCGAAGCCCTACCGGGAGGACGCCGGCACGAAGATGCTGGATCAGGCCCGGCAGCAATACGCGGTCCTGCAAGAGCAGTCGAAACTGATCGGTGCTCAGGTTGGTGATCAGCAGAAGCTGGGCGCGGCCTCGCAGGACTTGATCCAGTGGGAACAGCAGCTAGCCGACATAAAGGGCAAGAAGACGCTTACTGCTGATCAGCAATCGCTGCTCGCAGTGGCCGATCAGATCACAGCACAGAAGAAATTGAGTGCAGATCTGGAGGTGCAGAACGCGCTGCGCACTAAGCGTCTTGAGCAAGAGCAGAAGCTGGCAGCGTTCGCAATGTCGGTCAGCGACTCGTTGGCGCAGAACCAGCAGCGGCTCAGTAACGATGTTGCCGGTATCGGCATGGGCGACAAGCAAGCCGACCGCCTTCAAGAAGACCTCAGAATCCGGCAGGACTACGCAAAGCAGATTGAAAAGCTGCGGCGCGATCAGCAGAACAACGGCACATCTAAGCAGCTTCTTGATGATGAAACGGGCCTGCTCCAGAAGGCGCTGGAAACCAGGCTGCAGCAGCAGGCGGACTACTACGCAAAAGTAGACGAGGCCCAGCAAAACTGGAGTTTAGGGGCTAGCGCCGCGCTTCAAAATTATGTGAACGACGCGCAAAACTATTCAGCCCAGGCTGCCGACTTCGTATCCGGCTCATTGAATGATGCGACAAATGGCCTTGGCGACCTGTTTGCCGATGTATCTACCGGTGCCGAAGATGCTGGCGACGCAATCGCTGATTTTGCCAGCAACATGGGCAAATCAGTCATAAACGCGCTTACGGATATGGCGGCGCAGTGGCTGATCTATCAGGGCATTCAATTGCTCGTTGGTAAAAGCGGGCAATCAGCGGCTGCCACCGGCTTGATCGCCAACGCGCAGGCAGCGTCTGCGCAGGCAGCGCTGAACGCTTACGCATCGACCGCCGGTATTCCGCTGATCGGTCCAGCTGCTGCGCCGGCCGCCGCACTCGCCGCTGCTGCTGCAACTGCGCCAATTGTCGCCGCCGTATCCGCATCCGCACTCGCCGGTATGGCCCACAACGGTATGGACAACATCCCGAAGGAAGGCACCTGGCTGCTCGATGGCGGAGAGCGCGTGCTCAACCCGAACCAGAACCGAGACCTGACCAAGTATCTTGCGGACAAGTCTGGCGGTGCAGGTGGCGGCGGGTCGCAGATCAGCATCAGCGTGCCGGTCGCGGTGCAAGGCCAGCCGGGCATGAGTGATGCCGAGGCAGCCAGCCAGGGGAGGGCCATAGGCGAGAGTGCAGCCCAGCAAGTGCGTCAGGTTCTCCAGCAGGAAATGAGGCAGGGCGGTTTGCTCTGGAGGCGCACGTAATGGCTGAGACATTCGATTTTGATGTGCAGGTAGGTGCGTCCGGCGATGTGAAGCAGCGCACCTGGTCTAACGACTTCGGCGACGGTTACACCCAGGCAGGCGGTGTCGGTATCAACACCAAGTCGCAAGCGTGGGATGTGACGGTGACCGGGCGGTTCGGCGCGGGCCAGAAACTTCAACAGGTCCAGGACTTTCTGGACCGACATGAGGGGTTCAAGTCATTCCTCTGGACACCGCCAGGTAGCGGGCAGGGCCGATACACGTCGAACGGCTACAAGCTGTCGACCCTCGGCGGTGGGCTGCACTCGTTGTCCACGAATTTCAAACAAACATTCAGACCATGAAACAACATGACGCGGCAGGGCCGCATGAGGCGATCGTGAGAGAATTATCAAATTGGCTCACTGCGCAAAACCACGCGGACCTGGCACGCTTTGCAGAGCGATCGCCACAGGAGCTGGAACAGGTAATCGTAACCGGTGCGATGACTGAGGCTGCTATGGAGTACATCTACAGCCTCTACGATCCGTTAATGTCGACTCACCTCTTGGAGGAAGTTTTCCGCATTATGGCTGTTCTTCAGCCGAAGGCTCTGGCAAGGATAGAAGAGCATCCCTTACCTTGAGGGCTGCTTCGTCAAATTTAGTGAAGTCTGCTGTAGCATCAGCTGGCGAGTATCGCCCAGTAATTACATCTGCGATCAGTTCCAAGTTTGCACTGATGAGGATTAGTCCCACAGACAGGCTGACGAGGTTATCGAGCGTATATTCCTTGATCAGTTGATCGCCCTCTGGGCCTCGGCGTATGTCGCACGCAGCGTCTGCGCGCTCCTCACCTTCTGGCGAGTTATACCACTGCCAGTGAGCAACCTCGTTCCGAGTTTTTGTGAGGTCTTCGTACGCCTTCAGGCAGATATTTAATCGATCTAAAATTGTCGGCGGAGTGGTTGGGGCGACTGCCTTGGTTCGGTAGTTTGCGAAGTCCCGCACGATTCTCAGCAAGCTGTTAGCTCGCAAGCCCAGAGATTTCGCTAGGATGAATGATTTAGCTTCTGGGATTTCAGAATAGAACTGATATAGGCGGAACAGAGGCGGCTCGCAAAGTGCGTGGTTAACTGCGACTTGTCCGATTTCGCGCTTCATGGCGTCGCTGGGCCCTGCCTTGTAACCCCATTTATTGCTCTCTTTTGTCACATTGACCTCCATATCTTTATCCACGCCGAAATTGGCGCTGCCCCGGTCCGTGGGCTTACAGGCAACGGACCGCGGCGGTTCGTTGGAGGCGCGAAGCTACTACGTGATCAGCCGCCCGCGTTACTGGCCTTTTGTCCACGCTGTACAACCGATCAGCTGCCATCCAATCCCTGACCCCGCCGAGTGCGGGGTTTTTCGTAGGTAACCACCATGATTTACAGCGCGGACATCCAGAAACTGGAGCCCGGCAACCAGATTCGTCTGTACGAACTGGATGCCACTCGGCTTGGTGCCACGCTCTGGCGCTTCCACGGGCACGAGCATGAAGGCGACATCATCTGGCAGGGCCAGCTGTATTCCCCCATCCAGATCGAGGCCAGCGGCTTCGACATTCGCGGCGACGGCCGGCCAGCTACGCCAAAGCTCAGGCTGGCCAACGAACTGTCGGGTGTACCGCGTGCAGTTTCGGCGCTGTGCCTTCAGTTCAAGGATCTGGCCGGCGCGAGCTTCAAGGTGATCGAGACGTTCAAGCACTTCCTTGATGCGGCGAACTTCGACGGGGGCAACCCAGATGCCGCAGACCAGTGCCGCACCAGCCTGTGGAGAATCGAGCAGAAGACCGAAGAGAACTTTTCGGCTGTCGGTTTCGAGCTTTCCAGCCCCATCGACATGGAGGGCCAGCAGTTGCCGTCCCAGCAGATCACCAAGCTTTGCAGGTGGGCCATGCGCGGGCAGTACCGTCAGGAGGCATGCGCGTACACCGGCACTGCGATGTTCGACAAGAAGAACGAGCCCACCGACAACCCGGCGCTGGACCGCTGCGGTGGTTGGTGGAGCAGCTGCAAGTTGCGCGGCAATACCCGCCGGTTCGGCGGCTCAATGGGCGCAAGCCTGATCGCCAAGGGGTAACCATGCGAATCAATCAAAAGCTTCAGGACGCCATGCGGGCGCACGCCGAGCAGTCACACCCGGCCGAGGCCTGCGGGCTACTGATCAAGACTGAGGCCGGGCGTGAGTACGTGCCGTGCGGCAACGTGGCCACCAACCCGCTGCAACACTTCCTGATCGACAAGCACGACGCTGCTGCGGCAGAAGACAGGGGCGAGGTGCTGGCCATCGTGCACAGCCACCCGGACCGCGCCGCCACGCCGAGCATGACCGATCTGGTTAGTTGTGAGCTGCACGAATTGCCCTGGGCGATTGTGGGCTGGCCCGGCGGCGACATTCAGTGGTTCAAGCCCAGCGGGTTCCAGGCCCCGTTGCTGGGCCGGGACTTCTCGCATGGCCTGCT